CGGTGCTGAGCGAGCGGCCATTGAGGCGCCAGTTGCGCTTCGCGTTGAGCCGCTTGGTCAGAGACAGCACCGAGTTGTAGGCCGCCTTGAGGTTGGTGTTGGTGCCACTCAGGTGTAGGCGCATCAACGGCGACGCGGCGGCGCTGTGCCGCGAACAGGCGATTCCTAAGGCGATGACGTAGTCGGCATCGGCGCGGTGGTCCGGGTCGACCGTGAGGTCGGACGTTTGCACCGCCGTGCTCAGGCGCTCGAAGGCGGAGGGCCGATCTGCTGAGCTCATCGTACCCTCACCTCCTGGACCTCAATCCCGTGAATGGCCAGCATTAGGTGCTTCTTGATGCGGTAACCCTGGGTCACCGGCCCACCCTTGACGTCCTCGACCACGAGTCGACCAAGATGGTCTCGATACCTGAAGTCCCCAACGTAGCGCAGGGCCGGCGTGGCCCGGGCGGAATCCGAGAACTTCACGCCTGGCGCGAGCTCGTACTTCGGCTGCAGCTCAAGGCTGTCAATCTGCCCAAGGCGCTCAAGCTCCTTGAGTTGGACGAAGCGCCTGGACTCCGCTTTGCTGGCGAAGACGTGGCCGTCGATCTGGGTCTTGACTGCGCCGTACTTGGATCGCACGCGACGCGCGGACTGCGGGAGCGGCATCACTGCTTGGAGTTCGCGGCCTCGACCAGGGAATCGCTTGGCTGCAGCAGCACGGCGTGACGGGGTGGCACGATCACGGGCTCGCCGGTGCGGATGTTGCGAGCTTGCTTCGCTCCGCGCTGCACCGTGTGCAGCTTGCCAAGGCCGAACAACATCACCGGCTCGTGCCGCACGATAGAGCGCTTGACAACGGCGGCCACGGCATCCAACACGGCGCGCACAGCGGGCTGGGATTGCCCCGACACATACGCCACCCTCTTGATCAAGTCATTCTTCAGCATCAACTGGCCCAACAAAATGTTTGCAAGTGAGCGTTTGTAGCACAAAAGCAACAGCTGCGGAACCGTTCAGAGAAAATCGTTGAGCAGAGCGTCGATCATCTGGTCGGCGTTGGCGTCCTCCACATGGGGCCAGAGGAAGCGCAGCGCGTGCCGACTGCGCAGGAACTCCACCACCTTGGCGTGATGCTCGGCGAACTCGACGTCGTCCAGCTTGGCCCAGGAGATCGACTTCGGGATCGCCACCGGCTTGCCCTTGGCGCCCGGCACGATGTCGCAAAAGCCGGCGCCCACCTGTACCCACATGCGGAAGTGCTCGGGGTCGATGAACTGCTCCTGGCTGTCGAACACCTGGGCCAGCATCGCGAAGTGCCGGCGATGGAAGCCGGGCGAGCGGGGCGCCCACCAGCTGAACTTCAGGGTCTCACCAACCTCCAGCTCGCGCACCGCCTTCTGGAACTTCGCCCAGGCCTTGGCGCCCTTCTCGCCAAGCCCCTGCAGCTTGCCGTCCTCGCCCTTGAAGATGACCACATCAGACATGCACAAACCCCACCCCGTCCCCGAGAACCCACAAGGCCCAGTTGATCACCGACTCAGGCACATTGAAACCGGCCACGGCCATGTCGAGGACGCGGTGCGCCTCGAGCTCTTCGTGGTTGCAGTAGCGACGACGCCACTCCCAGATCTCATGCTGCATCGCGCATCTCCCGCCGAGCCTGGGCCCTGTGGCTGGGCCAGTCGAACGGCATCCAGCGCGCCACCTCGGTGAGCCGATCGAACACCCGCTCTCCAACGGCGGCACGGAATTCCTCCTTGCCCAGGTTGGTCATCAGGATGACCGGCTTCATGCTGCGGTAGCGCCGATCGAGCACGTCGAACACGATCGCCCGCTCTCCGTCGGTGCCGTACTGCATGCCGATCTCGTCGATCACCAGCAGCGGCACGGCCTGCAGCCTGGCCAGCAGGGCCGACTCGCTGGTCTCGCTGTCGCGGCGCCAGGTCTCGCGCACCATGCGGATCAGGTCCATCAGCGTGACGTAGATGCCGACGTGCCGCGGCAGGATGGCCTGCAGAATGGCGCCGGCCAGGTGGCTCTTGCCGGTGCCCGGCAGGCCCGACATCACGAGCGACGTGCCGGCCTTGGCATGGCGGTCGAAGTTCTCAGCGAACAACCTGCAGACCTCGAGCGCCTTGCGCTGGCCGTCGGTCTCGGCGCGGTAGGTGTCGAGCGTGCGGCCGATGAAGCGCTCCGGGATCGCGGTCTGCGCCAGCATCGCCTCAAGCTGCGCCTTCAGTGCGGCCTGGCGAGCCGACTCGACGTCTGCCTTGGCTTGCGCGTCGCGGTCGGCCCGGCAGCCGGGGCATCCAGTCCAGACCTCACGAACCCCGAGCCGGCTTCCCTTGGACTCGAACTCGCCATGCTTATCGCAGGCCCGCGTTTGGGTGCCAATGAACGAGAACGCGATGGACTCACTCAAACGAGCCGTCATCATTGATCCCCTTGCGGTAGTCGGTTCCGGCAAAGCCGGAGTGAGCACTGGCGGCGCGACGCAAGCCCTGCTTGCTGTTGCGAACCCAGTTGCGCCAGGTAGCCAGCCAGTCGAGCTTGCAGCCGTCCTTGCCCGGCTTGGCTACCCAGTAGTCCTTGAACCTGGCCGCCACGTCATCGACGTCCAGGTCTGGCCGCTCAGCCCGGGCCCAGGCCGCCCAGTCAACAGGCAACACCCACTCCTTGTCGAGCCGTGAGGCTCGGGGGGTAACAGGTACGTCAGTACCTGTCGAAGATGAAGATGAAGTAGAAGATGAAGGGGTTGGCTTGAGGTTCGGCGGAAGGTTAACCTTCTCCTCACCCTTCCCCTCATCCTTCTTCTTGCCCTTCAGGGCCGGGTTCCCGCCAAGAGATCCGCCTGCAGCCCTTGACTGGCGAATGCTTTCGTCGCGGATCATCCGCCGCGACATGATGCAACCCTCCTCGTCGCGCGAGAAAACGCCGAACGACTCGAGCTCGTCGAGCCAACCTTCCACATCGGGCAAGGTGGCCCCAAGCATGCGAGCTAGGTTTGCTGGAAGGATTGGCCTATGGTTAACCTTCAGGTAGCCGTAGTCCGAACCTTGGTGCATCAGGCACAGCATGTCGATCCAGAATCCGCGAGCCCCAACGGAGCACGCCCTGAGGGCGGCGTCATTCAGCCAGTCGCCCGGGTAAAACTGAAATGATGGGCGCTTCATGCTGAGGCCTCCTTTTTGGATGCCCTCAACCCGCGAAGCGCGGCGGACCTTCTATTGCTCATGCCTTACCTTCCGCGCTTGGGGTGTGGAGCTGGAAGACTCCCCAACAGGTGGGAGCGCTGTCCTTACGGTTTCAGCTCTCCACCCCAAGCGCCCTGTCACTTGCGTTATCCGCCGAGCTTCCAACTCGACGGGGCTTTGGATGCCGACAGTTGCTGCCGGCGGTCGGATCATAACAACCGCATGGTTATCGTGACAACATTCTGTTGCCCTCAGGCCACAAGCAATTCGCCGACCTGTCGCGCAACATCGTCCGATTCAGTGCCTGGCCGCAGCGCCCGCAGGCAGCTGTCTGGTATCGGGCCCTCGTCATCTCGGATCGTCTCAATGCCAAGTGCACCACTCCAGCGCAGGTCGGAGCCCTCCGTACGACACAACCAGATCACGTCTTCAGTGTCCAGGCTGATGATGTGCGAGTCTCCGTTTTCAAACCGCCCAACGACGTGCACGATCTTCCCGAGGTTGCTGGCGATCCTTGATCGCACAACGATTGCCAAGTCGCCTGGCCTGCAGTTCATGTGAGCTCCGTCAGTGTGGTGTTGCTTCCGAGTGTAAGGCTCTCTTGCCAACGGAATGTTAGGTGCGTATTCTGAATTTGTTGGGCCACTGCCCGAGCGCCGTAGGAGCGCCAAATGAAAGTCAAGGATCAACTGCGGACGCGCCGCCAACAGCTTGGTATCTCGGTCAACGAGCTTGCCGGGCGCATGGGGGTATCGGCGCAGGCGGTGCGGTACTGGGAGAGTGGTCGGAGCTTCCCCGGCAAGGCGAAGACGTCCGCCCTGGAGGGTGCGCTGAGCATGCGCATCGACTGGACGGAGGGCGCAAGAGCTGCCGCGAAGCGGCCGCAGGCGGCGTCGCTGATAGACCCCGACGATGTTGAGCTGCTGCTTCAGATTGCCCGGCTTCCGCCGCCGGCCAAGGCCTTAGTCGCAAGCCTGGTGCGAATGCATCTCGAGGCGACTGGGATAGACCCGCGAGCCGGTCTTGAGCGGGCAAAAGAGAGTCGCGTAAGGCCGTTTAGTGAGTCCGAGTGGGCAATGGAAATAGGAGGCCAGGCAGGTGACGAGCAGAACGGGAAACCCAACAAAAAAAGCGGCACCAAAACAACACCAAAGCAGCCCGCCAGGGGTCATCAGGCTCGTCGAAAGGCGGCGTGACGAGCAGCTGATCCGGCAGCTTCAGCAATTACTGAAGGATGCCCACGAGGGTCAGCTCGTTGGCATGGTGGCCGCTGTCCACTACGGCGGGCGCGAGTACGGCTACATTGGCATGGGCTCGATGTGCGAGCACCCGAGCATCGGCATCGCCGCGGCGCACCGACTGGCCACAAAGCTGTTGCACACCAACAGCTAGTTGCTACACTGGGGGCTGGATGCCATCCACCATCTGGCACATGTGACCCGCGCAAGCGCGGGACTCCTGGACGGCGTGCTGCAGCTGAATGTGCCGCGCAGATGACGCCTCGGAAAGACGAGGACCTTCAAACAAGAGCTCGCTACGGCGAGCTTTTTTTCTCATTGCTACAACAAAATGTTGCACCCACAACCTTTTCTTTGGCACAATCGCCGAACTTTGACAGGAGGTTCGAATGCCGCAATGGCTCTGGTTACTGCTCGCCGCGCAGGCAGGTTTCATTTTCGGATTCATCGTGTCCGCCTTGATGAGCATGGCGGCGCGGTCTCGGTCGGACGAAGAGATCGCCCAACTCGAGGGGGTTGGGGAGAAATCATGAGCTTCGTCTGCCCCTTGCCGCCGGAGAAGGTCTTCGTGCGTGCCGAGTACCTGTACGACCACGACCCGGCCCGGGTCGGCCAGCTCATTGAGGGGGTCTGGGTCAGCGTGAAGTCCATCCGCGGCCAGGCCTTCCGCTTCGAGACCTACCTGCCTGAGTTCGGCGCGCTGTACGACAAGCTGCCGATCAGCGCATTCGTGTGGCACGACGTCCTCGAGGAGGGCGACCAGCTGCCGCTGGACGTGCTGCAGATCTGGGACTGCATGAGCTACCACTTCGAGGTGATCGACAAGCCGTTCCTCAAGGGTTTGCGCGCCGAGTTCCTCGGCAAGGACAGGCAGCTGCACCGCGGCGAGTTCATGTTCACTATCGACAGCTGCAACCCCGACCCGCGCATCCCCGACTTCGGCTTCAGCGAGACGCCGGAGGAGCACAAGTCGTTCAACCTGCTGCGCCTGGACAACGGCCAGTTCGCCCTGCAGCCGAACAACCGCTGCCGGTTCTTCGACCCGGCAATCACCCACAACGAGCTACGCTCGCCCGACTTCAAGGTGTGCACCAAGACCTACCGCGTGGAGAACACCGCGAAGTGGCGTCTTGGCGACACGTCGACCGTGACCTACGACCTGAGGAGCGAGGCGTGACAACTTTGACTGACATGGCCGCGGAGGTGGACCGCATCGCAAGCGGCGTCGTGAGCCGGGCGCTCGCAAAGCAGGAAGAGCGGATCTCGTCCGCGCTCGAAGAGGCCCTGATGGCTGGCGCCATCCGCGGCGAAGTCGCGGTCGTGCTGGTCTACGACCTGCGCCTGCCGTTTCCGCGCATGCGGGCGAGGTTGGTATGAGCCTCGTCACGCATGTAGCCGTGTTCTTTGCCCTGAACCCGGACGAGCAACTCACCGCCGCCGACATAGGCGCCAAGTGGGGCGTGGTGCCCGGCAACGTGGGCAACACGCTGCGTTACGCCGAGGAGAAAGGGTGGGTTCGGTCCTCGCTGGAGCCCAACCCAGAGCGCATCAGCAAGAAGATCAGGGTGTACACGCCCGGCCCGCGCCTGCTCAAGGAGATCGGACGATGAAGTGGCGATATGAAGGACAGGGCCTCGAGTGGTTTTTCCGAGTCGTGTTTGGGCTGGCCGGGGTCGGCGTGGTTGCCCTGGTGGGCGGGGTTGTGTGGGGGGTGTGGAAGTGGCTGACCTGATCACCCTACCCCGCGCCGTCGTCCAGCAGGCGCTGGCGTTCACCATGCGCAACTTTGCGACCGTGCGTGATTTTGAGGCAGCAAGAGCGGTGCTTCATGACACTCTCAGGGCCGCGCTGGAGCAGCCGGAGCAGCCGGAGCAGGAGCCGGTGGTTTGGGAATGCAAAGCTGGTGGACTCAAGCCTCTGTCGCAACGGCTATACGACTTGCAGCCCGAAAACATCAAGAGGCACTACACGCGCATTGCCCGCCGCGAGTGGCGAGGGTTGACGGAGGAGGAAATACAGAGCGTGATCCAACTGGAAAGAGAGAAGCGTTTTCAGCGGAGGCCACCGCTGCCGCTGTCGATGACGGAACTCTCTCATGCTATCGAGGCCGCACTGAAGGAGAAGAACCATGAGTGATTCCATCATCGTGTACCGCAACCCCATCGAGAAGTGGTTCTGGGAGGGTGGCGCCATCTACGTCGGCGCCGCCATCCTGGTCTTGATCCTGATCGCGTGGGCATGGTCCCACTGGGATGCGCGCAAGGCGAAGCGCCTGCGCAAGGAGCGATACCTGGCGATGAACGAGGCCCAGAGGGCGAAGTGGCGCTACTCCGCGTTGCGCAACAGCTACGAGGCCGAAGAGTGGGAGAAGAGCCGGTGACCAAGGCAACCGTACTGGCTGTGCTCACAGAGCACGGCAGCATGACGTGCCACGAGGTCTGCGATGAGCTGGGCCTGAGCCGCGAGACGGTGCGCGCGCACCTTCGGGGCCTGCGCCGCGATGGCGCCATCCGCATTGCAGCGTGGCGGCGCGAGGCCGAACGCGGCCGCATCTACCCGCGGCAAGTGTGGCTGGTTGGAGACGGCGAAGACGCGCCCAGGCCGCGCCCCACGCCCGGCAAGGTCGTGTCTCGCCGATACCGGGAGCGCCAGAAGCGCAGGCCCGCGAGCGTGTTCCACCTGGCCGGCATGAGCGGCCTGCGGCAGAAGCAGGTCCTGGCAATCAACCAGACGTTCCGGGTCTCCGAGTAATTCTCTCGGGATTATTTTTTTGTTGTGCCGCCAACAATTTGTTGGATAATGAGCCCGTCTGTTGAGAACAGACCGAGTCAACTACGAAACGCCAGGAGTCACTATGAGCAGCACCAACACCGCGGAAGTCGCGGTATCCGCGCCGGAGCCCACCGAAGCTCAGGGCAGCCTTGCCCTGATCAGCGCCACGCTGACGGAATTCGAGAAGGTTCAGGCCGGCCTGACCGAGCTTCGTTCCCGGTACACGGACGTCGTCTTCGACGTGCGCAGCACTAAGGGCATGGACGAAGCGAAGGCTGCCCGCCTGGCGATCCGCGAGCCGCGCTACGCAGTGCAGCGCGCACTCGATGCCGCCAAGAAGCCGCTCAACGAGATCAAGCGCAACATCAGCGAGCGCGCCGAGTACATCACCGGGCAGATCCTGGAGATCGAGGGCCCGATAGACCAGCAGATCAAGGTCGAGGAGGCGCGCAGGGAAGAGGAGCGGCAGGCTCGCATCAAGGCCGAGCAGGACCGCGTGGCCGCACTGCGCGCCCGGGTCGAGGAGATTGCCGCGGCGCCCGTTGTTGCCGCCGGCAAGGCCTCATCCGACATCGCGCTGGCGATCGTTGAGCTTGACGCGCTGGCGATCGACGAGTCGTTCGAGGAGTTCCAGCCGCACGCTCAGGACGCGAAGACCACGGCGCTCGAGCAGCTGCGCAAGCTGCACGACGCGGCCCTGGAGCGCGAGCAAGAGGCCGAGCGCCTGGCCGCCGAACGCGCCGAGATCGAGCGCATCCGCGCCGAGCAGGCCGCGCAGGCCGCTGAGCTCGAGCGCCAGCGCCAGGAGCAGCAGCAGGCCGCCGCGCGCGCCGCCGCTGAGGCAGCACTGGCCGCGCAGAAGGCAATCGACGAAGCCAACGCCAACGCCCGCCGGCTGGCTGCTGAGCGCGAGGCCTTCATGAAGGCGCAGCAGGATGCGTTCGAGGCCGAGAAGGCTGAGGCGCAGGCCCTGCTGGATCAGCAGCGCCGTGAGTTGGCCGAGCAGCAGGCTCGCATCGCGGCCGAGGTCGAGGCCAGGCGCCGCGCCGAGGAGGCCGAGCGCCTGGCTGCTGAGCGCGCCGAGGAGGCCAAGCGCGCGGCACGCGAAGCCGCTGAGAGCAAGGCCAAGCAGGAGCTGGAGCTGAAGCACACTCAGGAGATCGTCTCGATTGTGGCCAGCACCCTTGGGCTCAGCAATGAAGACGCCGAGCAGGCCATCGTGCGCGCGGCCGCAACCATCGCTGCATACAGCAGGATCGAGGAGGCGGCATGAGCAACGCACTGGCCCTGATCACGGGCGACATCTACGGCGCCAAAGACGCCTTCGAGTCGGTCCTGTCCGACCGCTCCATCAGCTTCGAGCGCGAGGCTGAGTTCGCGATCCAGATCCTGCAGCAGAACGACTACGCGCTGGGCCTGGCCACCAAGAACCGGCAGTCGGTCATCAACGCGGTGACCAACGTGGCGGCCATCGGCATCTCGCTGAACCCAGCAAAGAAGCAGGCCTACCTCGTGCCGCGCGACGGCAAGATCTGCCTGGACATCTCGTACATGGGCCTCATCGATCTGGCCACCGCGACGGGGTCGATCAAGTGGGCCAAGGCGGCGATCGTGCACGTCAACGACCGCTTCACGCTGAACGGCTACGACAAGCCGCCCGAGCACCAGTTCAACCCGTTCGGCGGCGACCGCGGCGATCCGGTGGGCGCCTACGTTGTGGTGAAGACGGCCGACGGCGACTACCTCACCGAAGCCATGAGCGTGGCCGAGATTAACGACATCCGAGATCGCTCGAGCGCCTGGAAGGCCTGGATTGAGAAGAAGAAGAAGTGCCCGTGGGTCACGGACTGGGGTGAGATGGCCAAGAAGACGGTCATCAAGCGCGCCCACAAGACGTGGCCAAAGACCGAGCGCCTGGATCACGCCATATACCACCTGAACACCGACGGCGAGGAGGGCCTACACGAGCTTGCCAACAGGGCCGCGCCGGCTGCCAACGACAAGCCTGTGTTCGACCGTGCCGCGTGGATCGAGAAGGCGCAGAAGGCCGCCAGCGCGGCGGAGCTGGAGACCGTGTGGAAGCAGGGCGCAGACGCCGCGCGCAAGGCCGCCGATCGCGAGGGCTACGACAAGTTCAAGACCATCGTGACCAACGCCGGCGCGAAGCTGAAGGCCGTCGATGCCGAGGTGAAGGAAAGGGGTGACGCATGAAGCACGGCAACGCCATCACCGACCTGCACGCAGCCCTGGCTCATGCGGCGTACGAGGGCTTCAGCCCGATCAAGTACGAGGACCGCGACTGGGAGCACTTCCGGAAGACCAAAGAGGATCTTCGCATCAAGAAGACGCGCCGCCCCGCCGACGACGACATTGAGGTGCACGCGATGTTCGCGCAGGCCTGGGGATCGACCGCGCTCGGGTTTGGCGGCCTTGGCGGCCAGGCCATCACCGTCGCCTACACGACCGTTCTGCAGTCCGGCGCCGAATTCTGTGTGTACTTTGCTGGTCGCTTTGCCTACAGGGTGACAGCGCCGCGCGACCGCTTTTTCTACGACATCGCTGCGCGCCGCATGGCAGACGTCAGGGATCACCAAAAGTACGTTGAGAAGGAGGCCGCATGATCCGCCTCACCACCCCGACCAGCAGCGGCTACGTCGAGCACTACGTCGCGGCGCAGGCCATCCTGCGTGTCACCGAGGCTGGCGCGAGCAGTCAGTGGCACGGCATCCGCTCGATCGTGCGCACGTCGGACGGCGCCGTCCTGGAGTGCAGCGAGACGGCCAAGTCGATCTTCGAGGCCATCGGCCGAGTGGAGGGTGTATGAGCAGCGTGAACACAGGTGGACCGGCGTTTCCATTCTCGCCATCACCCACGCATTTTTCATCTAGTGGCATGACCCTGCGCCAGTACGCGGCCATCAAGCTGCGCGTGCCCAACAGCGGCACCGACTGGCTGGATGACATGATTCGCACCAGCCTGCGTGACGACCTTGCGGCGAAGGCTATGCGGGGGTTCATTGCATGTCCAAACACACAAGGCGAACCTGAAGGCATTGCGACTTGGTGCTACATGATGGCCGACGCCATGCTGAAAGCGGGGGAAGCATGAGCGACATCATCGAGCAGGGCAGCCCCGAGTGGCTGGAGCTGCGCCGAGGCCTGGCCACGGGCAGCCACTTCGCCGACGTAATGGCCAAGGGCCGCAACGGCGAAGAGTCCACAACGCGCCGCAACTATCGCATGCGCCTGGCCCTCGAGGTCGTCACCGGCAAGGTGATGGCCGATGGGTTCAAGGGCAACGCGCACACCGAGCGCGGCAAAGAGAAGGAGCCGTTCGCGCGCATGGCGTACGAGGCGATCACCGGCCACATGGTCGAGGAGGTGCCGTTCGTCAAGCACAAGTTCCTCGAGTGCGGCGTGTCGCCCGACGGCCTGATCGGCACCGACGGCATGGTCGAGTTCAAGTGCCCGATCCCAGCCATCCACTGGGAATACCTGCAGCTCAAGGGCGCGCCGCCGTCTGAGTACAAGTGGCAGATCTACGGCGAGCTGTGGATCGCGGGCCGCGAGTGGAACGACGTGGTGTCGTACTGCGAGGACATGCCCGAGTCGCTGCAGACCCACATCAACCGCGTCTACCGCGACGACAAGATCATCGCCGAGCTCGAGGCCGGCGTCAGCAAGTTCCTGGCGGAGGTGAGTGTCACCGCCAAGGAGATCCGTGACCTAGCAAGCAAGAGGGCAGCATGATCAACGAAGAGCATGTGCGGGCTCGCGCCAGCGACCCCGTCACCAGTTACATCGCAGCCGGCGCCGCTGACGGCCTGGCCCGGCGGCACGCAGAGAGAATCCTGGAGTGCTTGTCCATGGGGCCCCTCGGCAAAGACGGCATCGCCCACGTCACCGGACTGGACGGCGTGGCCGTGGCCAGGAGGCTTCCCGAGCTGCAGCGCGACGGCCTAGCTGACGTCACCGGCAAGACGGCGGTGTCACGCACCGGCAGGCCAGAGCGCGAATGGGCAAGCACTGCATGGCTGAAGCGCCAGCAGTGATCGATGCCGACGGCATCCTGGATCACCTGGCAAGCCTGGCCCAGATGCCCGCGTGGAAGACGTACGCATGGCACGCAGCCAAGCGCTACGAAGAGCTCGACCCCTATCGCTGCAAGGGGATGCAAGAGCGATTGAAGCAGCGCATGACGGAGAGGAAGCAGTAGCAATGAAGTTGGCAGTTGTCGGTCGGGTCACGGAGACCCGGCCAATCGAAGGCGCAGACCGAATCCATCAGGCGTTCGTGTCTTGCGGCGAAGAGGGCCTGTGGTCTGGGGTCGTTGGCAAGGACATCAGCGCGGGGGACTCCGTCGTCGCGTTCCTGCAGGACGCCGTGCTCCAGCCCGGGCCGCGGTGGAGCTTCATGGAGAAGCACAAGTGGCGCGTGCGCATGGCCCGATTCAAGGGCGTGCCCAGCGAGTGCGTGATCGTGCCGGCCGGGGAGGACGAGCTGGCCATGCCGCAGGGCACCGATCTGACCGAAGTGCTTGGCGTCAAGAAGCACGAGAAGCCCGTGCCGGCCGCGATTGCGGGCGACGTGCGGGGCAACTTCCCGAGCTTCATTCCCAAGACCGACGAGGAGAACTTCCAGCGCGTGCGCAACCTGGAAGAGATGATGACCGGCTGGGACTGGGTTGCCACCGTCAAGTACGACGGCACCAGCTGCACCGTGTGGAACGACGACGAAGGCATGCACGTCTGCAGCCGCAACCTCGAGCTCAAGGAGTTCACCGAGAGCGGCAAGGGCAACGTGTACTGGCAGGCGGCGCGCAAGTACGGCCTGGAGCGCATCCCCAGGGGCTTCGCGCTGCAGTTCGAGGTGTGCGGGCCGGGCATCCAAGGCAACCCACTGGGCTTGTCTGAGCTCGCGATCGCGGCCTTCACGTTGCACCACATCAGAGGGGATGGGCTCGGCCGCGCCCACTTCGGCACCCTGGTTCACATGTCCATGGAGTTCGACATACCGCTGGCCGAGATCGTCGCGACCGGCCACGGCTACGCGGACCCCGACACGCTGCGCATGCTGGCCGACGAGGCGCGCTACCCGAACGGGGAGCAGGCCAAGGGCGTGGTCGTGCGCAGCATCAGCAGCAACTGGTCGGTGAAGTCGATCAGCCTGAACTACAAGGACGCTTGAATCGGACGGCGCCCCTGCGCAGCGGGGGTGAAGGCCCGGGGTTTCGGGCGGCACCGTCAGGCGGATGTCGTAACCGCCACCACGAAAGGGATCACA